GGACCTAAAGTCCACAGCTGATTGGGCCCCGACGCTTCGCCCAAGGTATGTAGAATACCCCCAGCCCGAGATCTAGTTCACAATCGGCAAGCCGATGAACCGGACGTCTCCAGGTGGTAGGGACCCCGCTTGCTAAGCGGGACTGCCCTCCCATTGGCTCTACTAACAGGTGAAGATTCCTGCTCTGGTCGAAAACACGTCAGCTTTGGGCATAGCTAACAGCCATCCCCTACCTCGAAGGGCTAGCACCCCGCTCTTGGTAGAGCTCAATGTTTTAGACTAACCAACAAGCACCACGAACTATTAAAGCTATGAACTTCAACAATTCGCAGTGGCTGTTATGGTTGAAAGGCGTAGTCTTATGGTTCCCACTCACCGTAGTCGGTGCCGCTATTTGCATCTTCTTGATTGCATCAGTGGTCACCTTCTATTCAGTCGCCGCATTCGGGGAGGCTCTTGAGTTGCTCACGAAAGAGAGCTTCGACAAGATCCAGACGATTCCGGTTCAATCAAAGACGTTCTTCAAGAAGATGTCTTTGTTTAAACCTCGTCATACCGATATGCGGTGGATGACTTTGGGTGAAGTGAGACCCTTAATCCTACGCCTAGTCCGTATTATTGGAGCTCAACCTGCACTGTGGATAGTGCTGGCCGGGCGGCTACATCGCCTTTGGGAGCTTAGTGGAACACGTTTCACTATCGCCTACCTTAAGGAATGTCGCTTAGCCCTGCTAGCTTGGGCGAACAGCTCCACCTATACTCCAAACCCTGGGGTTAAGATGCGGCTGTCACGCAGTGGAATTCCACGGATTATTCCTTCGGGCTTGCGCCCGAATGATCTGTCCACATTGAGTGGACGGACGAATTTCCGTGGGCTCCACACCGTTTTCAACCTGTATAGGGTTATAGACTGGAAAGGAGCGAAACCGGACTTCTCCTCGATTACGAATCCGTTCTCGGGGGTGTCCGCTACTCTCTTCGACGAGGAGATTCGCGCCGTATTGAAGCATTTCACACTGCCACGTTTCCAACTTGGATACGTTGCACCGTGGGTAAATGTTTCAAGTGGGCCTAATCACCCCTGGTCCCTCTGGGGTTCTGCGAAAGACATTCTAGGTTACAGCTTGGATCCCCTGGCTTTGGGGATCTTTACTGTGTATACCTGGAGTTCTGGTCAACGCATAGTAGCCGTCTGGCTGCTATTAGTCTCACATCTGCTCCTGCCTATCGCTCTCTTCCTTCGGGTTCGAGGATTTCGCTTCCCGTTAGGACGGTTAACCGTTCTAGCTAAGGATGGAGGGGGAAAACGTCGAATCGTTGGAGTTGTAGATTACTGGTCCCAATGGGTACTTCGTTCTCTGCATCTCTACCTTTTCGATGTTCTCCGTCGTATCCCACAGGATGGTACATTCGATCAGATGGCTCCAATTGGGCCACTTCTCGACTTTGCCAGACTGGGGTACCCCTCATTTAGCTTCGATCTGTCAAATGCGACAGACCGCCTACCGGTTGCTCTCCAAGAGCAGATCCTTCGGGTTCTGTCCGGTCATCGGGTGTTAGCGTGGTCGTGGAGGTTAATGATAACCTTCCGCTACTACACTAACCCGACGTCTGGGCGTATTAAATACGCCGTTGGTCAACCGATGGGTGCGCTTTCTTCCTGGGCTATATTAGCTGTTACCCACCACTTTATTGTGCAAGTAGCGGCGTATAGATCTGGGTGGAAGGGATGGTTCCCGTTATATGCCCTCTTAGGGGATGACATTGTCATCCTAACTAAGAGTGTAGCTGACGAGTATCTCTCAATTATGCGATATCTCGGTGTGCCCATTAACAAAGGTAAATCTATTATCTCTGATAAGGGCTTAATCGAGTTCGCTAAGCGGGTAGTGTCTTCACATATTGGAGACCTATCTGGAATTTCCGGGCGTGAACTATTGCAGTTCACTCGGAGTTCTGGGAGCACCATCAATCTGTTTCAACATTTGATGGATCTTGGTTTTATCGTCTTTCCCAATCAGGGGTTAGAGATGGGCCGTCGCCTTGGTAGCGCCTTGCGGCGTCTACCAGTGCGAATGGTCCTTGCTAGCGCTTATATGCGCAGCCGATTATCAGGAGTATGTTGTATTCCGTCCAGCGCTTGGCCAGG